TCGGCTGGCGAAATGGATGCTGAGTTTAGGGTGCGAACCACCGAAGGGCGCAGATTGGTCGTAACAGTGTGGAGTGCAGAAGAGAGGGTTCCGTAATGTACCTCGGCGACCAGCACTCCTTGGAGAGAAGTTATGGCTTGGAATCCTTCCCCTGAAGTCGCCGTCGCTCGGGATGCTGCAAGGCGACTCGACGATTCTGACCAATGCATCATCATTTACATCAATTACCGCACCCGTGGTGGTCAAGGCGGCGTCGGCATGGCGACCTACGGACGCACCAAGGCGTTATGCGACGAGACGAAACGGCTCGGAAACATGGCGTTTGACGCCGTAATGGCGGGATTGGAATCCTGATGTTCTTAGGCGACCAGCACTCCTCCGCGCGGCTCGCAGACGACCGGCTCTACCGGGATCGGGGCGGGGAGTACACGACGATAAGGGAGCGACGAATGGCGACGATTGAGCGAATGAAGCAACTCCTGACCTTTAGTAGCGCCCAGAGTTTCAAGATATGCCGCAAGCGGTTCTACTGGGAATACGAGGTCGGATGTCGTCGCATTATCGACGCCAAAGCCCTTCGCATGGGCTCGGCCTATCACCACGGCCTCGACTTTCTGAAGCGTAACGGCAGCCTGAATGGTGCCGTCGAAGCGGTGCGGGCGTCCTACGAAATGACGCCACCCGAGTATGACCAGACCGAATGGGAAATGGAGCGAGAGACCGTTTGCGCCATGCTTAGCGGTTACGTTTGGCGTTGGGAGAAATCCGGCTTGACCTGGATTGCATCGGAGCAGTCATTCGAGATCCCGGTCGTCAACCCCGAGACCGGCGCGGCGTCTACCCTCTGGAATCTCGCCGGCAAAATCGACGGGATTGTGGAATTGGAAGATAAGCGGCTTGCAGTCGGAGAGCACAAACTCATCAGCGATGATCTCAACGCCGACTCCGATTGGTGGCGGCGGTTGCAACTTGACCCGCAGGTCTCGATTTACGTCTACGCCGCGCGAGAACTCGGTCATGATGTCGCCACCGTGCTCTACGATGTAGCACGGAAGCCGACCATCAAACAGACACCCGTTTCCTTGCTGGACGAATTGGGAATGAAGGTCGTACTCGACCGTAACGGTCAGCGGGTCAAGACCGAGCGGGGGTTATGGCGTCAGACCGGCGACACGGAGAAAGGTTACACGCTGCAAACTCGCCCAATGACCGTAGGGGAATGGACCCAGAAGGTCGTTGACGACATCGCGGCTCGCCCCGATTGGTACTACGCACGCCGAGAGATTCCACGACTGGACGATGAGATTCGGGAATGCCAAGCGGAATTCTGGGACCTACAGAAGGTCATCCGGGAGGCGCAGAATTCGGGCCGGTGGTTCCGAACGGTTTCACGTGATTCTTGTCCGTGGTGTAGCTATTTCTCGTTGTGCAGTTCCAAATTCAATCCACAAACCGGAGTTCTTCCGGACGAGTTCCAATACCTAGAAAACCGTCATCCAGAGCTAAGCTCAGAAAGAGGTTAGTATGAATCGACCAGCAATGCCCGCAGCCCCGCCACCCCGAGCCATGCCGAGACCACCAGGAATGCCAGCACCGACAAACGGGAATACACCGTCCAGCGAAGGGAGACCCATCCCATCCGGACACGGCCTTACCGTCAAGGATGGATTGGACATCGAGGGGGAAAAACTCTTTATTTTCGGCGTTGGCGGTGTAGGAAAATCAACTCTATGCAGTCTCATTGCCGAGATGGGAATTCGGCCGCTGTTTGTCGATGCCGGCAATTCAACAAGCCACTTGTCCGTGGCTCGTGTGAAGCCGACTACCCACGATCAGGTCCGTGCCGCCCTGCATGACGACGCCTTGCTGGCTCCCTATGGTGCCGTCGTGCTTGACGACATGACGGCATGTGAGGAGTTTGGGCGATCGTGGGTGCTCGCCAACATTACTCACGAAAAAGGGTACAAGGTCGATAGTATCGAAGGATATGGCTGGGGCAAGGGATACGTTCACCTTTTCGAGGCGTCTCATTTGTTGTTGGCAGACTTAGATCGTATCGCTCGAATGGGCAAACACGTTTTGGTGACTGCCCACGATGAGGTTGCGGAAGTAAAAAATGTCTTCGGCGATAACTACTTGCAGCACCAGCCGAGATTGCAGAGCAACAAGAACGCCCGTTTTCGTGAGCGTATGCGGGAGTGGTCCTACCATACGTTGTTTATGGACTTCGACGTGGCGGTTACGGAGGACGGTAAGGGAGTCGGAAGCGGGAGTAGGACCATCTACCCCAATCCGCTTCCGACGCACTGGGCGAAGTCCAGGACGCTCAGGGAGCCTATTCCGTTCGTCGAGAACGATCCGAAACTCTGGCAACTTCTCTTGAAAAAGGACACGTAAGAATGGGATGCGAACTGCAATGGACCGGACACGCCCGGGGACTCATTACGGAATTCGGACTTCGGGAAGCGAAGTCTGGAGCGCTGGCTATCTCCGTGGTAGCCCAGATCCACGATTGCTGGGATATGGAGCAAGAGGCATGGATGGACTACCGAGAGCGCGAATACGAAGTCTCCGGAGATATCTGGATTGTCAAGAAGGACTGCACGGCAGACCAGCGGAAGGTCGAGGCATTGGTTCAGTACGCCGGATGGGATGGTGAATTGACGAGCGTAGTTGAGGGGACGTGGAAACCGACACCGTGCGCCTTCACTGTTGAGGAGGAAAAGTACAAGGACGTTACCCGCTATCGCATCGGATTTATCAACGGTTACGACTGGACGCCTGGAGCGGTCGGCAACGTGACGCCCGAGAAAGCGAAGGCGCTTCAGGCCAAGTACGGCTCGCAGTTTCGGGCGTTGGCGGGGAACGCTAAGCGGGCTTCGATCCCACCGGCTCCTCCGATCAGCAAGCCGAGTGTCCCGCCGCCGGCCGACTCTCCGCTGCACCCGCCGAAGCCCGCCAACGGCGGTGCGAAGCCGCTGACGGAGATGACGCAGGCGGAGGTCAATCAGGAGTTGGATTCGATTCCAGGAGACAGTATCCCGTATTAGCGCCAACGACTTGCGCCGCATCGCACGGCGGCGAACCTGGTGCAAGGGGGCTAGCGACCTAACCATTGTGTAACTTGCACCTCATGTCCGGTGGGTGAAGCCGGGAACCTTTAGGAGAATGCTATGGCGAAGATTTTGGAATCGTTCGAGTTCCGAAAGTGGACCAGAAACTCGAAATATCCTTGGAACGAATGGCTTGACGGCAAAATCCGCCGATTCACGCGAGGTGAGGACTTTACTTGTGAATCAAGGCGTTTCGTCTCCGCTTGTCACGAGGCGGCAAAACGAATGCGACTTCACGTGCGAACGCGAGTCCTGGACGAAACAACGGTAGTCATTCAGGCGTATTTTGGGGAAAACGCCATAGGAGACAAACCATGTTGATACGGCCGAGCAGGACGAAGTGGGATGAGGAAACCATGAAAACGAAAGGGGACAAATCATGCCTAAGTTGACCGTACCGAGTTCCATAATCAGCGTCGAGGTCTCCTGCCAGGAATGCGGCATGGACCTGACGACCAAGATAAAGAAGCGTGGCGGTGACGAATGGATCGAGGTCCAACCTTGCCCAACATGTCTCCGTCAAGCCCGCGAGGATGGCATTCGTGAGGGCGAGGAATCCGCGGCGAGGTGAGGCGCGTTATGCCGGGGCGTAAGGGAACGTAAGGCGGACGACGGAGATAGCCGAGGATGGGGGCGACGGATGGCCGGCGACTGGGAGGGTAGGAATGGCAGGTGACTACATCCCCTGGGTAAAGGGGTTGTCTAAGCGGCGGGAAGTTCTGTTGATGGCAGCCATCCTTGGTGTCGACCGTCGGCTTGTCGCTTGTTCCTGCATGGAACTCTGGGAGTGGGCTGACTCGGAAGGGGTATTCGATGAGTCACGAAATTGTCACGTTACGGGCGTTACTCGTAACGCGCTCAATGCGTTATGCGACACGCCAAAGTTCATTGACGCCATGATTAGTGTAGGGTGGCTAACGGGGGACACCGTAGAGACGCATTGGATATTCCCTAGATTGGGTAGGTGGGTCGGAAGTTCAGCCAAGGAAAGACTTTCCAACGCTGAGAGACAACGACGCTACAGGGCAAAGCGTAACGAGGGGCGTGACATTCGCGTTACGTGTAACGGTGACAAAGTAACGGCAAGAAGAGAAGAGAAGAGTATTAAGAACCCCTTACCCCTTTTTACCATCGAAGAACTGGTTGCACTTTGGAACATAACGCCAGGTGTGCGCAAAGTTCGGGAGATAAACGAGGAACGTAAGAGGCTCTTTCGTACCCGCTGGAAGGAGGAGGCGTTCAGGGAGGGGTACGGGCTTGCCCTAAAGAAGTTTCCTCTACGCTGTTTCGCCGACGTAGAGGCGTGGCAGCCTGACCTGGATTGGTTTCTCCGAAAAGGAAAGGTCATCAAGATTTTGGAGGGTACGTATGACTGGACAAAGCCGGGAGCGGCTCCCACTAAGAAAGAGCCTAAGCTCAAACAGATTCCGATTCCTCCTCGACCTCGCCCGTTGCTTCCACCGGAATCCGCGGACAACGGAAGCGGAGGAACTAGCCTCCCTCCGCCAGTTGATCCACGACAAGCGAATCCTGATGGGTCTGATACCACCTGATGCACCGTTGGAGGCGAGCCCGGATGACTACCGTTGACCGTAGACCATCGCAAGGACAGTTCAGCGAAATCCTCGACCGGCTCCCGCCGGCAAACCTCGACGCCGAAAAAGGCTTCCTCGGCTCTATTCTGCTATCTCACGAAATCCTCGATAGCGTAGCCGACCTCGTTCGTCCAAGCGATTTTTACGCAGCGGCTCATGAAACGCTCTACCAGACGATGTTAGACCTGGACGCAAGCGGACGACATACGGACACGACCACGTTGACGAATGAGCTTCGGCGCGCAGGAAAACTGGAGGCAGTAGGCGGCATGGCGTATCTGGCGGAGGTCATCCACAGCGTAGCCGTTGCCGCACACGCTGGTCAATACGCTGAGATAGTCGCCGAGAAGGCACGACTGCGGCGAATCATCCACGCATCGGTGGAAGCGATTCGGGATTGTTACAACGATTCCGACGCCCCCGAGGCGATTGCCGACCGTCTTGGATGCGAAATTGGAACCATAGCGGATGATGCTCGTGGAAGCAACCTCGTGACGGCAGCCGACGCCGCACGTCAGGCGTGCGAGCGATTCGATGAACTCCGGGCGCGAACGGGTCGGGCTTCGGTGCTGACTGGACTCTGGGAAATCGACAACACGATAGGCGGGTTGTTCCCCGGCGAGATGACGATTTTGGCAGCACGGCCGATGCTCGGCAAAACCTCACTAGCATTTCAGATTGCCCGGCACTGTGGGAGTCGTAACCGACTGACATACTTCGGGACGATGGAGATGGGTGCTGCGGAATTGGCTTGTCGGACTCTCATCGGTATGGCTGGCGTCACGAGTCAGAAGGCTAGGACGGGGGACCTAACCGACGTGGAGATGACCCGGATTGTGGATGCGTCCAATGAGTTTGCTAAGGCGACCATCCTCATCGACGAGCGACCGAGCCTGGGAACGCAAGAAATCCGTCGAGCGTGTCGGAAGTTGATGAAGCAGGGTTTGTCGTTGGCGTGCGTTGACTATTTGGGGCTGTTGCGGCCTGATGACCGCAAGGCTCCTCGGGAACAACAGGTAGCCCAGCAAGCTCGGGACCTGAAGCAACTCGCTAGAGAATTGAAAGTCCCGGTACTGGTACTCTGCCAGTTGAACCGCCAGGCGGACCCGGAGGAGGAGCCGGAACTTCGGCACCTTCGGGAATCGGGAGCGATTGAGCAGCACGCCGACAATGTGTGGTTTCTGTGGCAGCACAGCCCGACCGTCGATGAACCCTGGAATGCAGAGTTTGGAGTTGCAAAGCAACGCAATGGCGAGACTGGCACGTTTCACCTCCAGTGGATTGGCCAGGAGACTCGGTTCGAGTCGCCGATGCCGGACGACTTCGATGAGTGGTGCTCTGCCAGATAACTTTGACGATACGTTAGGGAAGTATTCATGACCACAGCCGCACCCCTCTTACTGGAGGCTGCGATCCGCAAGGCTTGCCCCGGCGTCGAATGCCTCCGGGACAAGTGTGTTTTCGACCCGAATCGCAAGTGGCGTTTCGATCTGGCCTGGCCCGCTGCCATGGTGGCCGTCGAGATCCACGGCTCGGTTTGGGCTCGCGGCCGACATACCCGCGGCGGCGGCTTCATTCGAGACCGTGAGAAAATAAACGCTGCGG